GATGAAGCTTCTAACGCGATCAACTTCGATACAGGCCCGGAAAGTTTCGATTTTGAACAATCGACTCCGTGCGTGGCGCAATCGAGCAGGGTTCCGCCCTTCGCGGCTTTCCAGCTCCACATTTGGCGCGCGTCTTTCAAGTGTACCTCGCGGCCTGTGTAGCCAATCAGGTAGCCGAACTGCACGCCGGCCATTTGTGAGCGGACAATCACCGGGCGTTCGTCGCCTTTTGTCCAAGCGCGTGCCGGGTCAGCAGTTTCTCCACCAAACATCTTAGCGATCGCCTTAGCCTCGCCGATTGTTAGAGAATCAATATTCATCACTTCTCTCCTTCGATTGTCACAACGACCGGAACGACCCGTAACCCGTCTTTACGGGCGCGGGGCTCGCCTCGGATTCCATGATGTTTCCCCGCTATTCGACCACGCGGCCCCGACTACCTGCCGAACTTCGAGCGCCGAAAATTCGACGAACAGAACCCTCCCTTTTTCGTTAATCGCCGCGAACATGCGCGTAGGCTTGTGTTTGTGTGTTGGTTTGGTCATTTATCAAGACTCTTTCATCAACTCAATTCCGATGGCAGTTGTAGGTTTGTCTAGATTTGATGTCTTGGCGTAATCCTTGATGATTTGTTCATCGGTTTTGAGGTCAATCTTTTTGAGTTTCGTATCGATAGGTGTGCCAGCTTGTAGAACTGGGATGATTGTGTGCAGATACAGTTCATTGGTATGTGCCCAGTCTCTGATTTGATCACGAATAGTTGGTAATGATGCATAACTGTTTTTGGTGCACAGCACACGGACTTTGATGATATCACCTTTGTAGATATCAGTGAGACGATCTAGATCCTCTATTCTGGTAATTTCGATCAGATGTTTTTGTGGACCATCGATTGGTATTGATTGTACCTTGTTACCATCTAAAAGGATCATTCTGGGATCAAAGATATCGCCAAAGTTAATTCGGTAAGGTGCACCAATGTAGGTGATAGGTGGTTTGGTTTTGAGTGTTTGTGGTGTGTGGATATCACCGGAAAACACTCTGGCATTGGCTGGGAAGATCGACGGTGATATCCCGGATAGAGCTGTTCCGTTGTCACCCAGTGCTCCGGTGAATGTCGCGTGGGCAAAGATAGCCGAGTAACCCTTCATGTCGATCCCAGACCAATCCTTATCAGGGTTGTGTGTATGTGGGAGGAAAAGACAGTCACCAAGACCACTGATTGATAAGACTGTGGGGTCATTAATCCATATTATTCCGAAATGGCTAACAAAACGAAAGAATGGGTTGTCACTGCTTGTGTAATCGTGGTTCGCCTTCAGGATAATGATTGGGCATAGTTTTAGGATTGCAGCTAAGTGATCAGCAATCGCATTTACCAACCATGCACAGTGCCTGTCCTTCGATACAGTGAGATCGCCGAGTAGGATCAAATGATCGACATGGTGTTTCTTGATCAACTCCGACAGCTGTTTGCTGATAAAATCATGCCGATAGTGATTTAAGGAAGTATCATCAAGATGGATGTCGGACAGAAGCAGCACGGGCATTTGTTTTCCAACCCTCTTCGTAAGCTCTAGAGATTAGCTTATTCCACTCATAGATAATAACATGAGGCAGCATGATGTCCGGTATCCCGAATGTGTTTGTATCTCTTGTGATCAGCATGATTGGGAGTCTTGCTGTGTTGATGATCAGGATTGGCTGCCGTTGGTATTTCCTGGCTTCTTTGATAGTCTTTTTCCAGATAAGTTGCAAGGGGCCTGTGGCGAACACAAACTTGTCGAATCGCAGGTTGCGGATGTGCTTCAACTCTAGATAACAACGATCCATCAATGCATGCCCTTCAGGAGCTATCGCGCAGATATCACCAGCTTGTCGACTTAGGTTATGCCCTTTTCTTCCAGCTACAGTTGAACGGCCCCCGCTAAGCGAACTCCTCCAAAAAATATCACGCTTCTGTCCGTTAGTCACCCACAAGCTAAGTTGAGTTGCTATCAAACGCTCAAAAGAACTTCCCTTAGCTTTTCCGCTCCCCGGCTTCATGATTTATAATCCTCAAGATGCATATTCTTATAACCCTCTTCGGTCTTGATGGCTTGTCGGATGATCTCGCGCAGGTCGTAGGCTGTTTTCAGGTGGAGCGTGACGTAGGCTCCACCGGTGCAGGCGCTGATCGCCTCCGTCAGGTTGCTTTGCACGCCATTCAGCTGTCTGATGCTGCGCCATCGGCCAGGATGATCTTTTGGCTTGTGTGGCATGCATCAGTCTCCATACTTTTTATAAGGCAGCAAAAATCCGTTTTCGATCTCAAACCAACGTTCGGTTACAGCCTTCCTGAGTTTCTGCTGTAGATGCTTATCAGTTTGTAAGGCTTCTAGCCAGTCTTTTTCCGTCAACACATCAGGAAGGTCGGTTGGAACACCTCCTGATTCTTTCAGCCAATCAAGAGATGATTTGGTATCGTCTACACCAAACCCGAAGACAATGTTGAACTTGGCTTCGCGGAAAGGCAGCGACACTTTATTCTTGGATACCTTCGCTTTCACCTCAAGAGCAACGGGTCGACTGATTTTCTTTATCACTTTGCTGATAGTACCAATCTGTGATAAGAACACAACTTGGCTTGCATAGAAATCCAAGGCCCTGCCGCCTGCACGAGTCGTCTTGGATCCGAATGTGACTCCTATCTTAGATCGCACTTGCGATACTATAAGCAAAGTCACATCAGCTGCTGCCATCTGTCTGACTAGCCGTCGAAACAACTGTGACATTTTCTTGGCTTTCTCCATGCCATAGCTGCCTTGATCTATATCCTTGGACAGCTCTGTACGGTCGGATAGAGAATCAAGGCTGTCCAGAATATAGAGTTCCGGTCCTGCAGCCTTATCGATAACAGATCCAAGATCTTCGAAGAAGTCCTCAACAGTATCCAATTGGTTTTTGCCAAAGTCGACACGATCCAAAGGCATGCCGAGTGCACCAGCATAAGGTTTGTCGAATGCTGATTCGCATTCACGGTACCGGATCTTGCCACGTGGATATTTGATGGCAAAGTTGGCGCAAGATTCAATCATCAGGAGACTCTTACCACTACTGTTATGTACGACAAAACCATCAGCAATAAAGTTGTTATGTGGATCTTCCATAGTGATATCGTAAGTGGGAGATGTTTTTAAACGCTTGATAGATTTTATAGTACAAATAACGGTACGGTTGGTACCTCGACGCATATCATCAGCATGCTTATCCCAATGATCTGGGCTTGTGATCAGTTCAAGATTGCCTAGATCATTGTTTAATGGATCGCAGTCTAAATGATGTACGTCCATGTCATAATCAGAATAAGCCAGTTTGGATGCCTCATCTGGGTTAGACCGAAGTATTCGAATGAAGTCTTCTAGTGTGATATTGTTCATTGCTGCTTCTATAATCAAACGAGCTGTCATCATCCTTTTGTAGTTTCTTCCAGCAGCTAAATGTTGCCATCCATAAGGATGATATGGTATGGAATAAGTTACAGCACGATCTGGTCTGTCTTGTCTACCCGTTTGCTTTCCACGCCAGCAATGGACTTGAGAACCCTCTTGTAGGCCGGAAGCAATCGTTTTCCATCCATCATCTGTTTTGAACTTGTGATCTTGTGAAACTTGAATGCTTTCACCGTCATCAGCTATGACTTTGTAGAGTATTTTGCTTCCAGTCTTTTGGACTGAGACCATTCGTTGCATCCCAACGTAACCACCCAAATCAGCTAACAATTTGGTTTCTGCTTTAGCATTACGATTTGGGTGGCTGCCATTGACACGTTTATATAAAGTCTCAATGGTCATTTTTCTGGGTCTAATACCTCTTTGAACAGATACTATAGTGTCACCAGATAGACATTTATCTCCGATCACATTGGATATACGCCCTTGTGCCCATCCACCACCAAGTGCGAGATCGAGAGTGGTGCACCCGCTATGAATGAATGCCTGTTCGGTATGTTCTGATGAAAAGTAGTTTCCTTGTTGTTTTGCCCGAGCAGCTGGCTTCACACGAGCTTGGCTGGAGGGAGCGTTTCCGCTCCCTCCTTCCACACGCTTTTGCAGGCGCTCACGGGCCACCATCAGTGCCCCCGACCTGTTCGTGGGCTAGTAGGGGCCGTCCTGGGCGGTAAAGCCGCTGTACGGCCTCCTGTGGGCCTTGTAGGGGCTACCTGACGGCCTGTGGGAGGTGCCTGACGGGCCGGAGGTCTTGCCGGTACCACATTTCGCCGAACCTGCCTCGGAGGAGGCTCATCAGCAGGCTCGTCTTCCTGATATTCCTTATCCTCCGGGTTGGGCTCCGGTTCTGTGTCAGGCGGTCGCGTTCGGCGAGGCTGTCTTGCCTCCGGTTCAGTCTCCTCACGAACGGGTGCTCGTCGCTGCGTTGCCGGTACACGTTGACGAGTGCGTTCGGGTTCGGGCTCAGGTTCCTGATCAGCATCAGCGTCGGGATCGGCATCAGCATCAGGATCGACAGGTTCTTCTTCAGGTTCCGGTTCTGGTTCCTGACGTCTGGCTGTTCGGCGTGATATAGGCTGACGCTCTTCTTCAGGCTCTGCCTCGGGATCACCTTCAGCCTCTCCACCACCCAAATCTTCGTCAGGAGTTTCTACTGCTCCGGACATTGCAGCAGCCAGATAATCATAGTCGTGGTAAAGCAATGTCGAAGGGATTGGGTTATCTTCGATATACGCCATGATCTCCTGTATGTCTTTGGCATCTTCAGCCAAAGGGGACGGATCCCTGTCGATTGAAAATGAGTAGCGTGTCTGAAGCATCTGACCAGTTTTCCTGATAATCAGGTCATATCCAACATCAGGATCATCGATATAAAGAACCTCCTTCGTTTTGGGATTGATGCTTTGGTTGAGTACCTCTTTGTCTTGCTGTGTCGATAGGCCATAGAGCTTCGGGATCATGCTGTTGTTTTCATCATCACGACTCAGCACCCAGCAAACATCCATTTCGCTGACACGCAGGGCCTTCTCTTCATCAGCATCACCCTCGTCTTTGGCCAGCTTGCTAGACTCGCAAATGGGACATGGCTTGTTGAGCATTTTGCGTGGGCACATAAAAGTCCCACCATCTGCACCGATCCACTTATGTACCCAAACCTCGAAAGCGTAATGTCCTGCACCTTCCATCCAGGTCGGAGGCAGAATTCGCACAACGCTGGTACCACCTTTTGGACGGAATATGTCGAAGCCATCTTTGAATCCAGTATCGAATCGACCTGTTGAACGTTCGGATCTTTTCTTGATCTCATCCGGGTCTCTTGGCGTGTAGACGAAGCCTGATTGCTTTGGCTTCGGTGCTGCCGGTCTTGGCCTAGAATCCCTTCCTTGGGGTTTTTGCTTGAATGCCATTATCATTAACTCCTTCTGTTTGAACGCACGTACTCATCAGTGCGCGATGATAGATTATTTTCTGTTGAAAGTAGGCTGCCGATGCTATCCTGACTATTAGATAGATAGCAGGAAGAAAAAGCAGACCTAGAAGCACAGCATTCACCTAGCTCTCCTTTTTTCAGCCATCTTATCCTTTACGATTTCTGCACGTTGGTTGGAATTGATTGCATCACCGAAGTATCCAGATATATGCAAATCACTGAGGCTCTTGAGCACGTAGCTCCGCTGCTTGAATGCATCGACCAAAGCGGTGAATTGCCCGACAGAAAGGTTGAGGTTTAGATAAGTCTTTATTGATGCTGATACCTCCGGGTGAATACGCTTGCGGGATTCTACTTCTTTTTCTGTGATCTTGGTTCCAGCTTCTTCGATCTCTGATCGGATATCCTTATCAGCCTCTGCTTCTGCCTCCGATATATCCTGCTTGGCAGCATCACGCTGTGAGATCAGCTCGGCCAGCTTCTTCGAAGCCCGGTAGAACAAGTCTGGCTGTGTCAGCAGAGCCTCGTCTAAAGCGTTGCGGTCGATAGCCAAATCACGTTCCAGGAGTGCTAACGTGATTGCTGATGTATCTTGCTGGATTCGCGGTGCCATAATTGATCCTTTTCTGCCTGCCCTACTCCATACATACGGAGGCGCTTTTCAGCCCCACTTTTTTATCCAATCTTCCTGCCCAGCCTTATTCCTATCACGGCATGGAGGTGAAAACCAGATACATTCCAGATCGGTTGTTTTGGTTCCTCCAGCATAAGTAGCTGATCCACGCGACCAGTTGAAGATTTCCCATCCTGGAAGGTCGTAATCATCCTTGATTCCACATAGAGCTATCTTCAAGTTCTGGTTGGCCCATGCCCACTCCTCCACCTCGTTGGCTACAGGCGAGGTATTGCTTCCGTACACTTTCTCATATGCACGATAAGGAGGATCCAGAAACACAGCTGTATCTTCTCCTCCGACATAATGATTGAGACAGCGCGACCAGTCGCCATGCAACACTCTCACACGATCCAGACGGTCGGTCAAGTCCCGCAACCATGTCATAGCTGTCCTTCCTGTCGATGTTAGCATCTTGCTGTTCAGATTATCTTCCTTGTTTTTCTTGGATCCCATAATCCCACGTCCGGTGTCGTTGATTTGCGGGATGCCTCCTACACCTGATCCGGTCGTTATCTGTAGGATCTTGCCGATCTTTTGTATCCCTTGGCTTGTTGTTATGGTTGGGATTGGATCCCTGACTTTTTCTTTGCCATCCCACTCACACCAACCTCCGGCGATCCAGATGTTTTGGCCCCATAACCACCATCCAGCCACCTTGGCGTCTCCTGGCCAATTAGGATCGCTGAGTCCTTCGGTCAGTTTGGCCCGTTGTTTCATAAGCCATCCATGACGTGCGTGCATATCAACATGTGAAATCGGGTAATCAGCCCACTCAGCGACCTTGTCTGGTTGATATTTCACTGCTCGCCAAAAGTTGGCGATGAAGCCACTGCCGTCTGATACCACTTCCAACTTAGCAGGTGTTGGTGCTCCAAGAAGCATAGCTGCTGATCCGCAAAAAGGTTCGATGTATTGTGTCGGCGAACCAAACCTGATCCAGACATCATCAATGACGGATCTTTTTCCTCCGAAGTAGACAAAAGGAGCGTACAGCCTACTCATGATAGTCTACTCTTTCTTTGTTAGTAGGTCTGATTTAGCCTTAGCCATTCCGCTATCCTCAATAATTTTGCTGTTGGGATGTCCAGCGTGTTGGATGGCCCATGATCTACGACTCCTGATTATACGCGCGATTTCTTTGGTCCACAGCATCCCGCCCATACGCTCAAAATCATGTGCAAGTGCCTCCCGTTCTGATGCTTTAACGCTGTCCATCCACTCGATTAGCTGGCCATCAAGCTCGATAAGAAGGTCATCTATCGTATCACCATGCCCAGTCGCAAAGCCTAATCGCAACATGAATGCCGCGACTTTCTCACGATCCTGTTTGATACATTCACCAAGCTTGGTGAGAGAGTTTTCTAATTCCGCAATGCGTTCTCGCACGGTAGCCCGCTCGTTGCCAATAGCTGCGACACACCTCGCAATACGTTCGCTCCGCTCAGAGGCCGTTTCAAGGAGTTGCTGGTCAATCCTCGCAACGTCTTTGTCTGGATAACGGTTCATGGTTTGAATTTTCCTTGTTTGCATGGGGTAAGTGAGTAGACATCCAAAAGCATATGAACAGCCTCCAAGATAGGAAGCTCACTCCATCGCCAGATATAAAGTTGCTTATCTCCAACTCGAATCGATTCCAGTGCGTAAACATCATGCCCAACAATCATTGGGTTTCCATCTGCTGCACAACGTGGAATAGTAATCGTGTTGCCGGTACCGTTTTCCCACCTGCCATCATAGGAGTCCCCAATACATAATCCTTTAAATGTTTGACTCATCACTAGCCTCCTGCGAAAAGTACTTTGCCAATCGATAGCAGCAGTAGTGCCACATTGTCACTTTGTACATACGGTTGTGAAAAAGCATCAAGAATTCCAAGGAAGAAGCAGGCATCCTTATCTGACTTTGCCCCCCTGGCTGCTGCACCGAAATAGTTAGTGATAATGATGCGTGCTGACTCTGATGATCCTTCAAACTTGCTGACAAGCTCCATTGCACGCGCCCACGAACCACCTTTGGCCAGGAATTGGCACAAAGCAAGGGTAACGTCGGAATCCAGCACTGCAAATAACAACTTGGCTGCTTCCTGACGGTTCTTGACATCCTGACATATCGTCAGATTGACCAGCAGTTGTCTTGGTGATCCTTTGGCCTCTTTGATGACCAGCTCCTTGATATCCTTCGGCATATCGATCTTTTCAGCTTTGCTTACCTTATCCAACAGTATAGCAAGATCTGAAGATGATATCTCCTGCAAAGAGAATGAGACGCAACGGGACTTGATGGTAGCTGGAATCTTTGCAGGGTTGGTGGTGCAAAAGAACCAAGTGATATAATCAGGAGGCTCTTCGGTGGATTTTAAGATAGAATCCCATGCATTTTTGCTCAACCCGTGGGATTCGTCTACAATAATAGCACGATGAGTGCTATCTCCAAAAGGTCGGTACCGACAAAGCTCCTGCACGTCGCGCATATTATCGATACCGGTATGTGTTGCTGCATCGATCTCGACAATATCGGTAGGCTGGCACCCTAGAGCAAGAGCCGCGATGCGTGCTAGACTAGTCTTTCCAACTCCTGCCGGACCTGATAAGATGAAGGCTTGCGACCTTCGTTCCTCTATGATTTTGGATAAGGAAGTGACGATGGCTTTATGACCAACCACTCCACTCCAGGAGCTTGGCCGGTATTTTTTATGCAGGACGCTGCTCTCGCTCATTGTGGCTCCTTATTCTGTTTCCTGGATTCCTGGAATTTCTTGACGGATGTGACTTTATTTCTTTCCTTGTCCTGCTGTTCGTCCCACCATGCTGTAGCCCTATCGACCACATCTTCTTCGGATCGTCCATAGAATTCAAGAGGCAGAAGCTTTATTACGGTGGTGCCGGTCTTTGTTTTTCGTTTGGTCGCAAACTTGGCGAGCCATGATGCGTGGATAGGCCCATTCACATGTTGGTAGGTGGAGATTTGCGGACATGGGACTGGTTTGAAGTCAGGCTTCCAATCAGGAAGCAGGCTCTCGGATCCGAGTTGCTCGACCTGCTTTTCCAGATTGTGTTTTGGAGGTATTCGATCA